AATCTACTGATGAGCATTGTAAAGAGCTTTTAAAGGTATCTAAAACGATTTCTACTGGTTGGAAATGGGTTGATGATAAGATTGGTGGTGGGTTTTTGGCTGAAGGTAGAGCTATTTATGTGTTTTATGGGGTTACAAACGTTGGAAAATCTATTTTTTTGGGTAATATTGCTTCTAACATTCTAAATCAAAATAAAACTGTAGTTTTAATTTCATTAGAAATGTCTGAACAAGTATATTCAAAGAGAATGAGTGCTAATTTGACACAAATATCAATGTCCAATCTTCCAAATCAGATAGAAGATCTTAAAAGCGGAATAGATTCTTATAAAAAAGCACATACAAAGGCTAAACTCATGATTAAAGAGTTTCCACCACAGAGCGTAACTCCTATGCAGATTAAAGCATATATTGATCGCTTGGTAAAGAAGGGTATTAAGCCTGATGCGATTGTAATTGACTATATTAATCTATTAGCACCTCCAGAAAAGGGCAAAAACTCTTATGAATCTATCAAAGCTATTACAGAACAGATTAGAGCACTGTCATATCACTTTGAATGTCCGGTTATAACCGCTACACAAGCAAATAGGAGTGCTTATGGAGAGGCTAATCCAGGATTGGAGACTATGAGTGAGTCTATGGGACTGTCACATACCGCAGATGCTCAATTTTCTATTTGGTCAGAAGAGGGAGATGTGGAACTTGGTCAAATTCACCTAGGAATTAATAAAAATCGTTTTGGACCTATACAATGCCATACTGTTTTGGAGTTAGACTATCCTACTTTAACACTAAGAGATCCTAGCGATGTATCTCAGATGTTTATATCTACGAAGAAGACTATTCCAGGATCTATAGCTGCTATTAAGAACATAGCAGATACCTTGAATTGTATTGAAAGTTTAGATCAAGATGATTGATTTATTAAAAACTTGTGTAAATATAAGTCAAATGGCAACTTGTCATCATATTTATACAAATAAAAGCTTAGACGGAGCAGTTAGTACTCTTGTTTATATGTGGAGTAAATCAAAAGAGGATTCTTTTCATTTTACTCCTATTTCTAATTCCGAAATTTCTAAATTAAAAACAGAAATTGTAAATACACACAATCCATCAAAAACATTGATATTGAAATTGGGTATTAGAGAAGAGTTTCTTCCTGAATTGGACGAATCTCATATAGTTTTTATAGACAATCAAAAATCTTCTAGTGAAGTTGTTGAAAAATTTAAAAAAGCAAAGATTATAACCAAAGAATATAGCTCAAGTTCTTTGCTTATGTATAAAGCATTAAAAGAAAACATAGAAATTACGGATTCAAAAAAGCTTTTAATAGCATTAGCAGATGATTTTGACTCATATTCACTTAAAATTCCATATTCATATGATCTGAATTTGTTGTTTTGGAGTGAATATCAAGGTAGATTTTCTAGTTTTATAAAAGATTACTACAATGGATTCAAACCATTTACAGAAAAACAAATAAAGGCTATTGAATACATCAAAAAGGTAGGAAGTGATGCTGCTTCTAAGTCAAATGTGTTTTCTGGACAAGTTGTAATAGAAGAAAAGAGTAAAAAGTTATGTGCTGTCATGGTGGAAAAAATAATCCCAAACATGATGGAGACTTTAATAAAAAAACACAATCCCGATTTATTTGTTTTTATAAACACACAAAATGAAAATGTATCTATAAGACAATGTAATCAAGATAATCCTATAAATTGTGCCGAATTTGCAGAAAAATTTTGCAATGGTGGAGGAAAATTTAATTCATCTGCTGGTAAAATAACCCCATTATTTATGGAGATTACAAAAAACCTAAAACCAGTATGATTATTACATCAAGTCAACAAATACAAGACATTATAAATCCTTCCAATGCTTTAGATCTTTCAGAGTTTGAAGATATAACTTTAAAATTTGGTTCTTTTATTTGTATCGCTAGAAAAAAGAAATTTAATTTCTTGAACTTTTTAAAATTTCTTATAGAAGATGAAAAGGCACAAAATATTTATTTTAAACTCTTGAATGAAGACAATCTTCAGCTTATAATCAAGGCATACTTAAATAGTACACCGAATATATATAAAAAGATCTTTAGATCTAAAAAAACAAAATTTACAACAAAAATTCAAACACAAACTGATACTTGAATACTTTAAATCAATACGAAAAAGATATTTATAATTGTTATTTAAAAAATGTTAGAAGAGGACAACCATATAATGTCAGAAAGGATTTTTCTGACATGTCTCCTGACATTATTGTATATTTAAAAAAACTCAGTTCGTTTTTTTATAAATTTAAACATATAAAGATTGATGATTTCTTTGCAGCACCTAGTATTATTCATCCCGACGAGAAGTGTCCTCCTTTGAATTTCTTTATAACTAGACCTGCTATAAAATTATATTCCCTTTCAATTCAGAAAATGGAAGATGAGTCTCCAGAAAATCAGCTTGACAATATAAAAGAAAGTCTTAGATTCATTGCAATGTTTTGTTTAAAAAATAAAATTCAATTAGAAGATTATCTTTATCATAAAACTAGTAATATGCCAACTTGGATGCAACATTACAGGGAACATCATGTTAATCCATATACTATGCTAGAATTAGGAGATATAAACAAATTTAGAACGATGAACGAAGAGGAAAGAATTATTTGGTCTAGTGACTTCTTTACAAAAATAGACAAATTTAAAACTAGATATCACAATAGTGAAAAAACTAAAACCTTCTTAAAGGAAGGTGTGAAGAAAATAAAAGAATTTCTAAAAAAAGAGTTGCAAATTTCTAAAATTTGATATACTCTCTTTTAAAGAAACATAGCAAACAACCAAACAATAAAATAAAATAATATGAAATATACAAGCAATCTATTCGAGTCAATTAAAGAGGCTCTTAACAAAAAAACAACTACTGAAAATTCGAGCTATCGTGATTTTCTAAAACTTGAGATCGGAAATACATATATTGTAAGATTAGTTCCAAATCTTTCTGCACCAGAAAGGACATTGTACCATTATTATCATCACATGTGGAAGAGTATTGTAACAAATCAGTTTGTTTCTGTTTTGTGTCCAAATACCTATGGGGAGGGATGTCCGATTGATGAGTATCGTTCCAAGGCATATAACACAAAGGATAATTCTGAAATTGAAAGGATTAAACCACTTCGTCGTAATGAAAACTGGCTTTGTAATGTATATGTGATCAAAGATCCTACTAATCCAGACAATCAAGGTCAAATGAAGATCCTTCGTTTTGGAAAACAACTCTTCAATATCATTTCGTCTGCAATTAGTGGTGATGATTCACAAGAGTTTGGTTCTAAGATTTTCGATCTTTCTGATAAGGGTTGCAGTCTCCGTATTAAAGTTGATGGCAATGACGGTGGATATCCTCAATATACGGCATCACGATTCATGAGTCCTTCTGCTTTGGAGGGTGTTGAAGATGTTGAAGAGGTATATAATTCGATTAAAGATCTAGAATCCATCTTTGAGCATAAGACTAGGGAAGAGATTAAAACTATCTTAGATGTACATTTCTTGGGCAAGGAAGAGTCTATTCAAGCACCATCAAAACAAGTTGTTGATGACGATTCTGATGAATATATCCCAGTTACCAAGAAAACAGAAACTACTATTGAAAGAGACAGTAGTGAGTCTGATAGTTTTCTTGATGACAAAATCCAAGACATTTTGAAAGATCTTTAATATGGATTCAAGAGAAGAAGTCATAGAAGCCGCTATGCTGGCTAGAATGGTTGGTTCACACCTTTCGGGTGTGGACCAACTTACAGTCGAGCGTTCAAATAATTCTGCCAATAAAATTAATATGCAAAATTTTGTTGCTCCTTTATTGGGTAAACAACAAAATTTTAATAGTTTTAATACAGTTGGTGCTACTCCAGATATGATTAGAGCATATGAAGGTCTTAATGAATTAGCATTGAGTCAAGTACCAGATATTACTCAAAGACCAAATGTTGTTCCGCAAGAACAACAACTTCCAATTATCCAACCTCCGATTACTATTACTAATGCTGTTAAGTCTAATGTAGTGGTATCTGCTCCAGTAGAAGATAAAAGGATAGTCAATGGTGTCAGTGGTGTATCTATACTAACAAGAAGTGATGTAGATAGTATTAGAACTTCTTTAAAAAATATTGACAAAAGTTTAGCAACTATGGTAAAATATTTTACGAACAATAAAACAGAAACCACAATTACCGATAAAAAGAATGTCTGAAAGAATACCAATTGCAAAGAGTTTTTTAGAGAAATTATTAAAACCAGTAAACAGATTATCCGAAAGTTGTATATTAAAATCTGACAATAGTGGATTATATACTATATGTTCATCTTCTGATAACACTGTTATTTTATATGCTAAAATAAAACTTCCTAATGTTATAGAAAATAATGTTAGATTAAATTTAATAAACATTAAAAAACTATTATGTGGATTGGATTGTTTGGGTAATGATGGTGATTTTTCCATCGAATGTAACGAAAATAATATTAAGTGTTCATCTACCGATAAAGATGGAGAGAATACGCATTTTAAGTATCATTTAGTTGATGATACTGTTATTAAAGAATGTCCTGTTAGTATAAATAAAATTGCAGATCTGAATTTTGATACAGAATTTGTAATATCGACTGAGAAAATCAAACAGATAATGTCTGGTTATGCATTTGCTTCTGATTTGACTAAAATATATTTCTCTACAAAGGAAGATAAGGTATATGCGGAAATTAATGACAAAACGCTTCAGAATGTTGATAATATCACCATTAAAATATCTGAAGAATTTGTTGGAGAACCTATTTCGCAAGAAATTCCATTGAATACCGAAGTATTCAAAAGTTTATCTAGCTGTAGAACGGATGTGCGAGTTAAAATAAATAATAAATACAAAGTTTTTGTCTTTCAAAACAGAGATGATAATGATGTAGAATTAAAATATATCATATCCGCACTTGTAAAATAATTTAATCTATATAAATAATAATATTATGTCAAAAAACAAAGTAACAACATCAAGCTACTTCATTAAACGTCTTCGTGACTGTGGTTATGTAGTAGATAAACTATTCACCGAATATGCTGAAGCAGATTCTAGAAGTTGGACTGCTATTGTAGATCCTACTGTTTCATCGATATTAGTGACTTGTTATAACAATCATAATGATTTGGGTGAAGAGTATTTTGAAATGCATGATGGTGGTCAATACATACCAGAACGCTTTAAAATTAAAACAAGCTCTATTGAAGTTATTGTTGAATATCTTGTAAAATTTGGTATTAATAACAAAGCTTCAACATATGCCGGAGCATAAAAAAACAAAAAAGAAGACGACAAAAAGTACGCAAATACCTTCTTTGTCGTCTTCAGAATTAATAAAAAATAATAGTCAGTTGGATCATATAAAAGATGCTGTTGATGCATCTGTTAATACCGCTGAGTTGCAAAAAGCCTTAGATAAATGGTTGAAAGATAATATTAATGAAAATAGTATTACAACTAGAGATTTAGGTATTTTAAAAACTATTATTACTGAATATTTAGATGCTTTTATGGTATTTGGTTACAATACAAAAAGCGAAAGAATAATAATACAGCATTTCACAAATCCTAAAGATCGTGATGCTATGATGGAGTTTTTGAAAACAATTTTTTTAAAACAACAACATGAAAATTTTTTAGACGAAGGAGAAGATTATGAGTAGTTACGAAGAAGATATTAAAGCAGTACATAATTCTTATAAAAAACAACAAAGCAATGATTTAAAAAATACACCATTTCCAAGTGGTGTAAATCCAGATGTACAAACATTTTTAGGCAAAGTATTAAAGAATGCTTCTGATGAGGATATGAATCCTGTCATAAGACCATATCAAAATTCTGATGGTGATTTTGTTAACGAAGACGGAACACTATATAAAGACTTTGATTACATGTCGACCCTACCTTCGTTTGATACATTAAGTCAAATTGGAGATAAGAGATATACATTAGGGCATATGCTATGTGCAGTTTTTGATAAATATCTAAATAGAATTAATACATACGCAGAGGTAATGCAAGCAGGTGGATGTCAAATTATTGAAAATTATATATGTGATGCTGATGGAATTCCAATAAAACAACTACAAAGTAATTGTACTGATTTTACTATTATAGATCCGCAAGAAATTGTAACGTTTGTTAATGATAGATATGCAAAAAAAAAGAAAGAAGATATTTTAGCATTAAAAGAATATTTAACGATTAATTATATTAATATTGGATATACTATATACTTAAAATTAATAACAGATTTCCCTTATATGTTTTTAATACAAGCAAAAAAACAAACAGGAAATATTGTTGAAAATTTATATATAAAATATTATTACGATGATAGGGAGGAAGTTTCTAGTGTTATGGGAATTCCTATAACATATTTTTCTATGGATGAACTAAAAGCAGATCCCAAGATTGTCGAGGCATTACAAAGACCTCAAGAACTTTTTGTTAGTTCGGTGACTGTTTAAGTATTAGGTTTCAACATCAATACAATCCTCAGAATTGACAGTGTTAACATTTCCGTTATTGAAGGCACTTAATCCATATACAACGCTGAATTGTGGTGTTCTTAAAAGACTTCCGTCTTTGTTTCTCTGTATAGGAACCTTTAAATAATTTAATCCTTGGAATGGATCTAAAGGTGGTAGATTATAACTTTCATTTCTATTCTTAACATATAAACCACCTCCACCACAACTTCCGTTTTTAGATTTAGGACCTGGTGATGGAGAATCTCCATTTGCAGGAGCTGGAGAAGGAACTGGTCCTGCTCCTTGTCTTTCACCGCCCCATGCCTTTTTTGTGTTCCAGAAACTAGATTTTGGAACTGTTACTGTATGATCATGATCAGCACCAACCATTAAATGATTGTGTTTAAAATTATAAACAACGCCAAAAGCAGGACCACCACCAACTGCACATGCAGCATATCCGAAAAAAATTCCAGTTATTAACGGTTCAATTGTCATTGACTGCATTATAACATCATATACCTCGCACATTAAAGCAAATAAACCTGCTATAGTCATTATATATCCACTCATTATATATCTAAAAATCAAATCTTTGGCTAAATTTGCAGCCGCTAATGCGGGAGCACTAGCAACCCAATTTGCACCCTCTACTTTCATTTTAGACGAAGAACTAGTAGTAGATCCTGTTCTCATACTAGGGACAATTAAAAATGGTGCAGATATTGCTCCATCCATAGTCACATGACCTTTAAATGCTGCATTTCCTCTTACGCTTAATCCACCATTTATCATTGTATTTGGTGCTTGTATGCTAATACCAGCGTCTCCGCTCATATCATTTGCATCCAATATAATATTTTTTCCTTTTATTGTTGTAAGATTTCCCGAAGAAAAAACAGCTTCACCTTGGGTTGCATTTAATAAAATATCACCCGTTCTTGCGGAAAATCTTCCGCTAGTTTCTATATCTACACCAGGACTTCCAGCACTTATTACCATTTTATTAGCAACGTCTATTGAATAGTTTCCATCCCAACGTTGGGGCTCACAAAATACTATTTTAGGACAACTACCTTTTGAATATAATGCTAAATTATCTGGATTATTTTTTCCGGGTTCTAATGAAAATGATATTATATGATGTCCCTTTTCTACATATGCAGTTAAATCATTTTTTACTAGACCTATTTTTAAAACTTTATCCTTTTGTATTACTTCTGGTTCAGATCCTGCGTTTTTTATTTTGTTTTCATTCTTTAAAATTTCAACAGAATTGCTTTTAATTCCATTCGTAGCTGCTTTATCAGCAGCCTTCATGGGACCTATCATAGATTCTATCATTCCCTTTTTACATCCCGGACTTCCACATCCCTTTTCTCCTGTTAATCCTATGTTTTTTTTAGGTGTTAAAATCGGAGAAACGACAAGTCTTAATATAAAATATAATAAATCTATAGGAAAACAAAAATATGGTATTACCATTTTACTAATAAATCCCATCAATCCATCTACTAATGAACTATGATTGTTTATTAAATGTGTAGTGTTGCAAACAGGACACGATATATCTGCTCCTTTTGTATTTTTAATAGCATCTAATCTTTTATCTTGTATATTTTTATATATTTTTTTTAATTCCTCGGTAGCTTCTTTATCTTCTTTTCCTTGTGGTCCTTTTAGAGTTTTTAAATTCCCTCTTGTTAAATTAGTTTTATTTCCAGCAACGATTTCTTGTTTATTTCCCTTTACACTAACATTTAAATGCTTTGGGGTGTTTATAGTTATATTAGCACCAGATTGTAATAACACATCACCACCAGAAGAAAATCGTAATTTTGCTTGTACCTTTTCATTATTTGATAATTCAACATACGATTGATCATGATCAAAATGAGAGTTTTCGGTTTTTCTTCTAAAAACATTAAAAAACAAACCACCAACTTTTGTGAATATATTATGATGTTCCTTTTCTAGGTTTTCATTTAATATAGGATTGTTGTCTGGTTTATGTGAATTATTTGTAGACATTTTTTTATATTTATTGTACTATCCGTTTTGATCAACTGCTACTGCAAAATAAACAGGTCTTTGAATATCTCCATCATGAAAGAATACCCAAACCTTTGCACTTTCGTTTGGAACGGAAAATGTTCCATTAGGAGATCCTGGAGCAGTATTTGAACCTGGAGTAACAGCAGCACTCAAATTTGCATCATCTCCAGTAGAATCTATCTTTGCTCCTTCCTTTTCTGTATTATTTGTTGATGTATTGGATGGTATGCTATTATTTAAATTTTCACTTGATTGTTTTGGTATATCCGAAGGATTGTTTGGAGTATTTATGAATGTTAAATTCTCATCAGTAGCCGCAGGAGGTTGGTTTCCATAAAATGGTTTATATCCACTATAAAGCCCTTCTCCTTGTGAATTAGAATGTAAAGGATTTGACATATCTTGAGCATTCCTATTATCCCATAAATCTACTAAATCTACTTCTTGATTACCTCCTTGGGTTGGAAGAGGAGGTTCAACAATAAAATCTAGTTCAGTTACGGGTTTGTTGAAATCTACAGTATTTTCTGGCAAACTTTGAATAGTATCTGTTTTACTATTATTAACATCGGTTTTACCAGTAATAGTATTTGATGTTATAGATGTTCCCCCTCCAAATAACGGCATTGCTGCTTCTGCCCAAGGAAGTGATTTTTTTAATCTTTCAATTATTGTTGGTCCTAATGAATTTACATCTTTAAATGAAATATTTTTTATATTTTTATCATCAACTTTATTCCACAAATCGAATAATGTATTGTTTAAATGTGGAATGAAAACTTGAATACGTTTTCTTTTTTCTTTATCGTCTGTATTAATTACAATACCTAAGTGATTTCCGTATACTGGATTCATATTTTATATAGAAGAGGGAGCATAGCTTGCCACAGTAGCACCAGTCCATCCAAATGGACTTAAATTTATGTTTAATGGAGGAAGATTTCCTGATATTCCATTTATTGAATATGCATATGCATTAGTACTTGCTTTTATATTAAGACCAGTGTTACCAGTTCTAGACCAATTACTCCTATTTCCAACCGTTCCAGCAGAAGATAACGCACTATTCAAAGGTCCTAAAGAAGAACCCAAGCCAAAACGTTGAACTATTGTGTTTGCTATTGCTAATCCTTCATTATTTGATGCAATACCAAATCCCAAATGGGATACTAGTTTTCCTAAATATGCTTGTGGTAGATTCTCTACCATTTTTATGAAATCAAAAACTCTTTTGGCTTCCTTTGGGAATAATGATGCTAAACCATTTAGAGGATCATACGCAAAATTAACACCAAATGAAGCATAGTTAACAACTGTTTGAATGGAATTTAATGCATTAAAAAGACCATCAGAACCATTAAATAATTGTGCAAAAAATCCAATATCATCTAAAATTGTTTGAACAGCATCTAATATTAGACATATTAAACTCAATGGTATTATTTGTTCTATTACATTTAATACGTATTGCCAAACTGTTCTGTATATATTATTCAACCAAGCATAAACTTGTTGCATCATTTGAACCATTCCTTGATAAATTTCAACAATCCCTTGGTAAAGAGCAGTAGCTGCACCTGTTATATACCACATTGCTTGTTGTATACCACCAAAAGCATCTGTTGGTAGAGAAAGATAAGAATGTGTTCGTATAACATTACAAAAATTTTCAATTCCATCTACCATTCCCGGATGTATGCTATTCAAAAGATCAGCACCCAAGCATGGAGTGTTCACACTGGGTCCTGTCATAACATTTATGGTATTATGAGCAGAATATCTTAAAAACGATCCTTGTGAACCCACATCTTGAAGTTGTTCTTTACTACCAGCTGGAGTTTTCTTTAAAGCTTCTTGTAAATTGTTTTCTTTTATAAAACTATTAACAAACCAATTGTATAAATCTTGTGTAATCACGCAAGGATCGGAACCTACATAGTTAAAATTCATTCCTATAGCATCATAGCCTTTTATTAAAATATAGAGTATAGCAGCATATAAATTTTCATTAGGCATTACGGTTATTCTAATTTTATATAGAATTCCTTGTTTAGATAAACTTAATCCCGTTTGCAATTCCATTGCTTTTATGGAAACATTTTCTGTAAAATTTTTTATTAAATTTTGACCAGCAGTAAATGCATTTAAATTATTATTTGTTGTTGAAGTTGCCATAAAAAAATAGTACTATAATAACTTATGTCTAAAACTACAATTTTCCCTCCAATCGGAATAGCAGGTGCTGCATTAGTAGGAAAGGATACTCTTTGTTCTGCAATTATTTACCAATTTAACTGTAATTTCAATCTAAAAGCAAAAAGATGCTCTATTGCTGGCGATACTATTAGAAAAGACTTAAAAGAAATGATTTTTAATAAAATTAATGTGTATATTGATATGGAATCTCCTAAAATCAAAGAAAATATACGACCATTAATGGTAGAATATGGAAGATGTATGAGAAATCATACAAAAGGAAGATATTTTATTGATATTTTAAATAAAAATAAAGAATTTGGTAGGAATTATATACCAATTATACCAGATATGCGGTATTCTGAGTATGAAAATGATGAGGTATATTGGTTAAAAGTCGAAAAGAAAGGATTATTAATATTTTTGGAGAGAGAAGGGATAGAACCTGCCAATAAATATGAAGAAAAAAATAATAAAATACTTAAAAAAGCAGCAGACTTTATATTAAAAGTCCCAACAGTTCTTAATACGGAAGATTATTTTTTAAAAACCGATACTGAGATTGAAAAAATCATTACCACTTACCGACGGGACATTTTTCGGCCCTCAAATAAGTCTTAACTGCCATTTTACAACCACATTTACCACATCTTTGTTGTTGTGAATTGAAAAATTCACAACCATTGCATATAGATAATCTTCTTTTAGCTTCTTCATCAGAGGAAGTTAACGGATTTCCAGAAGCGACACTAGCTACATTGTTTACAATGCTACTAGTCAAATTTCCTATCATTTGAGTCATTGATGGCATTGATGTTTGAGTATTGACTTGTGAATCACTACTTGTAATTTTCTGACGCAGTTCAACTCTTGCTAATCTATCTCGTTGTAAACTTTTTATTAAATCTGCTTTGTTCATAAAAATATTTACTTTCTGTTAATAATTTTCATCTAGTTGATCAAACCATTTTCTAAACATATCTGGCTTAACCGCTACGACATCTGTAGAATATGATTCTTTTGTAAAATGATGAGTGACTTTTGTTAAAAACCATTGGCCTAAAAATTTATCTTCAAATGGAGATACAATGCCATCAGAAGAATCTGTATCTACAAATATAAATTTTCCAGGCTGTCTTGCAGTTAATCCAGGAGCCTTGAAATTTAAACATTGAGTTAACAACATGAAATTCTTAATCATCGAAACACCTACTATATCTTTAGGAAAAAAGTGTCTAGCAGTAAATGCGTTTTTTGTTCTTAATCCCGATGTTTTTGTTTTATTTAAATTTATACCTACTTGAGCATCTGAAATTTTAAAACTATGAAGTCCTAATTTGCATATATCTGTCATTTTTTTAACTAAATCCTTTGCAAAATTATCTTTTTTATAGATATTAAATGCTCCTGTTTTAAAATTATAGTTAGACAACGGAGTATTTGCTATTAGATTCATATCGTCTTTTGGAGTCATTGTGACTAATCTATAGTCATCTATTATAGAAGCTATAGGAGATTGAAAACTACCTTCTGGTGCTCTATTAATTTTTGGTGCTTTTTCACTATTATCTACATTATCTCTTAATACTATTCGTTCTATTTGATTTTTATCTGCATCTTTTATATAATCTTGTAATGAAACTAATGTAAATGCTTTTTGATTGTCTCCATATCTATCTAGTTTCAGAAAAAGAGGACTTCCATCTTTTGCTTTCATATAACTATATACATAATTTAAATCATCTAATGCACATGCATTAGATGGTGAAGTATATAACACCTTTCCATCATCACCTTCAACACCAGAATCCCATCTTTTATCATCAAATACAGCTAAATCTCCTTCCGTGTCGTTTGATTTCATGGAATCTAATCCAGGAAGAGTTGTTGTATTAAGATCTAGCTTAACGCTAGATTCTTTACTAAATCCTATTTTAACCTCTTCCGATCCCTTTTTGTCTACTTCGGATTTTGATGTTGGATTTGATGAATTGGATGCTGCTGTTTTAATTATAGATTTAATAGCTTCTGAAGCGGGCATAGCCCTTTCGATATCGTGTGAGTCTAAATTTCCATTATTCGGTCCATATACAGCAGTAGACCATTCTAAATTTCTTTCTAAAAGTATTTGAAATCTTTCATCCCAAAAATAAAATCTTCTTAGTTTTTTAGAAGCACTTTCTGTTTCTAGATCTTCTATATCATAGATAACAAAATCATACGACATTTCCCAAATTTCTCTAGGTAATGATTCTTTATCATTTGTAACTGGAGAAATCTTTATACTTAATTTATTTCTACCATCTGTTCTTAATAAGAAAGGAGCTTCAGCACTTCCCATTTCATCGTCTTTAAATTTTCTTTCTAGTAATTCATAGTCATTTACAATTGTTATATAACCTTTAACATTCCATTCGTTTATAGAATCTTCTATTAATAATTCATTTACAAAGAAAAATGGTATAGCAACTGGTTTGAATTTTTTAAGACCGTTGTACATCCATATTTCTATATTAAAAAACTGACCATTTATTTGATTTACAAATCTTGTGTCTTTTACTGCGTTAATGGCGTTAAAATTTTCAAGACCATATGGATTGGATATTGAACCTGAACTGAATTGTGATTTATATTCTGGAAGAATACTTTGTTGTGGTCCATTTAATGAAAAATTTGCCATAGTAAATTAACAATTAGAAACGTTTATATCCTTTAAAAGAGAAACTATTAATTGATTAAAAATGAAGGTTGCTGTGCATATTATTTCAGTTCCTCCTTGAAATGAATAATCTATTTGACTTAAAGATGTTATATATGCTTGTGTATATTTAAATTCTACTATTTTATTATTAAATTCATCTAATGAAAATAAACTAAAAGTTGTAGTAAAATCAGACATTGGATTATCTATACCAATTTCTCCGTTTGCTCTTGGTATAATTTTTGTTAGTTCTGTAGTGCTGTTTTCCGTGTCATTAAATAAATTCAACCACTTCCATAACATCCAATAGTTTTGATATGTATTATCTATTAAAAATTTAAGAGATAATGCCTCATATGAAGGTCTGCTAAGACTAGAAGCATTATATACTTGTCCACCAAAGGGTACTTTTATTTCACTAACTCTGATTGATGGAACTGGTGAACCAAATGTTGTAAGTTGTATTTGATTTGCGTTATATGCTTTAGACATAACTAAATCTGTTTGTTTTTTTAATGCAAGAGGCAAATCAAGAACAAATGCAAATTTATCATTACGAGATCTATTTAAAACGGATTGATTCATATATATATATTAAAAAACAATAGAGGGATAATAATTGTCCATAGAAGACTTATCAGAATTATCTTCTTTTTTATTAGGATTTTTGTCAAATTTGTCAAATGGATCGGGTGATTTATCAGATTGTAACAACCATAACATCAAATTTTGTCTATCATCTGAATATAAATCAAAACCAGTTTCTAAAGTCATTCCACCAACATGTGAATATGGAGTATTTACTGTTGGTTTTTTAACTGTATATTGTCCACCTCCTATTAATAATGGACTTTTTTGAATTAATTCTTTGTTATCAGATAATGGGAAAATCCTCATTGGTCTTCCTTGATCGTCTATTTCTTGTATGGTAAAGTATCGAGATACCAAAGAAGGATCTAAAATAAATAATGCCCATATCAATCCAAAAACCCTATCATCTAAATCTTTTTCGGATTTTTTTGAATATGTATAATTAGGAAGTCTAATAAAATTATTAATTTCCAATATAGTATCAATATCATTTAATTTTACTGCTTTTAAACTATTAACCCAATATCTAAAGTTTGTTATTCCTTTATATCGTGTATTTGTATGATTATGAATACCAAATCTATTAGCATTATTATAATGTTTACTAAATCCTTCAAAATGATATGAAACTACATTTTCATAGTTATGTGTTTGGCATAATACATCTAAAATTTGTTGTCCGTTGTTATTATTTTCTACTAATATCGGAGGTCTTCCCCAATCATCCAAAACATTCATCAATTTTGTTCCTAGATGAAATGGATTTATAGAATTTGATGCAAAAACAGCAACTTGTTGTATATCTTGTAGATTAGAAACATCTAAAATTTGTGCAACTGAATTAGTTCTTCCAATTCCCTCCCCCACGTCAACTCCAATAACATAAAAACTTTCTGGATTAGGTAATTTAAATATTTTATAAGAACCATCTTCTAAAACTAATACAGGTTCGGGGCAATTTGCTTTTAATTGTAATAAATATTCTTCATCGATTACACCTTTTCCAGGCTCATGAAATACGTTTGCATATTCTTGATCAAAATCTTCTTTTGATCCCATTAGTGCTAATGTTTTTTCTTTCCAAACTTCGTCTCTACCAGGAACATCCCAATAATTAACGACTTCCAAATGCCATTCACTGTTTTCTTTTAAAGAATCCTTATAAAGATCATAAAATTTGTTATCCGTTCCATTTGGAGTGCTGATAACAACGATTTGAGATTTCTTCATAGAAGAAATAATAGGAATTGCAGACTTCCAAAGTTCTTTCATCAACTCATTAGGGCAATGTGCCATCTCATCAATAATGAGCAAGTTACTAGTACTACCACGGGGTCCTGACGATGATGTTGTGCTTACTGTTATGGCAGAATCATTTCCTAAATTAAATCCATCTTTTCTCCAAGACTTGATATTTGGTTTTAAATATATAGGAAGTTGTTCATATGCCATTTTAATTCTTGAAAAAATTTCTTTGGCAGTTGATTCTTTGTTAGCAACTATTGTTATTCTTTTATCTGATTGAAAACACACCAACCATAATGCATATATAGTTATTGTAGTAGTTTTTCCTGACTGTCTTGAACTTAATATGACATTAAATCTATTATTCTTAAATGCTTTTAATAGATTTTTTTGATACTTATAAAGTTCTATTTTTCTTTTTCCGTCTTCTGTTATGATATAGAAATGATTTTCAGCAAAATGTAATATGCTTTTTGCACATAACTTAAGCTCTTCTCGCATGTCATCTGTCCACTTGAAAAGAGCATCTTTTCTTAGAATATTTTCATTTCCTTGGTAGAATTTTCCATCTACTACAATATCATCAACATCAATGTTATCCAAAGATGTGTTAATTTTCTTTTTTCTAGGCATTATAACTACTTATGAAATTTATAATAATTGCTACTACCTATTGATTTGTTTATTTAACTCCGATAAAACAACAGAAACATATTCACTTTTTAATATTTTTAGTTTAGTTCCTGGTTCTGGTCTTGTTACTGGATTTTGTATTTGATTATATGTACAAATTAACCACCATAAATCCATTGTATTATAAACTTTATATGATATTAAATGCCAAGTATCTATATATGTTGTATAATATATCATTTCTGCATCAGTATTATCTGATGGAAATACCTCTATGGATTTTAATATATTATAGAATTTATTTAAATTATTATCGGTATAGATATTAAAGAAATTTTCATATCTATATAATGATAAAGTAGGTAGATCTGTAAAAGAATTTTGTTTCATAATAGTTTAAAACAACGTAATAGCTTTATCAAAACCTTCTTGAAGTCCTGGTTTAGCGGGTGTAATTAAGTCATTTACTTGACCAGCAGTTCCTCTTGCTATATCTCTAAAAGTACCATCATAATTTTTTATTACTTGAGTTTTTGATCCTCCCAAACTACCTTGCATTATATTTGCACTCTCTTGTATAAGTTCGGTTAATGTTATTGAAACTTTATATGCTTCTGGAATTAAATGTGTGTTTCCTCCTATTTGTATTTCTCTTGTTGCTCCTATGCTTCTTACATCATATGAACTAACATATGCTGCTGGCATATAAACACCACCTCTTCCGGTGGATTCTACCGAATATATTTTTGGTGGTATATATGTTAAAAAACTAGTTCTTATTTTTAAGTTTTGCATACCAAATAAAGAAATAAATTCATAATTTTTAATAGTATCTCCTATATCCATTGTATTATATAATGGAAATTCTATCACCACACTTCTTTTTTTTGTTTCTGAGTAATTGCCAGTATTTTCAAATCCAAATCCGGTTATTATTTTTTCTCCAAGTTTACTTGCTTTGCTTAATGTATCACCAATTAAAGGAATATCTTCTAATTTAAATTCACTCCATGTATTATCTGTTTTTCCTTTTAGAGTAGAACCATCTTTTAATAAGTATGGTAACTTATAAACAAACTTAGTTGCTAGTCCTGAATATAATTGACCATATGGATCTGTACTTCCGGTTGTATTATTTATTATATTATTAAATAAATTAGAAAGTTTTGTTTGCCATTTACCATAACCCAAAGTATATTCTGTAAGCATAATTGATGGTACTTCACTAATAGATCTTCCAGAAGTTTTATTATTTTTCCATCTAAAGTCTCTAATAATATCAATACTTCCTCCAGAAGAACCTGGTTGAACATGGGGAAATGTAAACGAAGCACCTGCTATTGTTATCGTCATTGGTGATATAGTATATAAGCTCATGTGTTATTATATATATTTATTAATATGGTGTATATGGCATTGCAGGATAGTTTATTCCTGTTCTGTTATATTGAGTTCTTGCATTGTGAACAGGATCACCGCCGCTTGATTTGGATGAATTATTTGTAGTGTTGTTTATAACATTTTGTGTATTTCCAACAGATTCGGAAAGATGTTTTCCTAATGCTTCAATTGTTTCTTTACTTAAATTTAATTCTTTTGGTATGGAAGGATCTCTATAATCGGATAAATTTACAGCAGGGGGAGGTGTTACTGGTTTTGCTGCTAGATTATTTGCAGGACCGATTGGAATCATTTTATTTCGATGCTCTATGTCATCCCATGTCATAGGAACTCCGTCTTCGTCTAGTGGTTGTGGAAGTCTTCCCGTTGATATAGGAGTTCCTTTTGATATAGGAGGAGTTGGTTTAGGAGTTCCTGATGGTCTTCCTGTTGGTTTAGGAGTTCCTTTTGGTATAGGAGGAGTTGGTTTAGGAGTTCCTGATGGTCTTCCTGTTGGTTTAGGAGTTCCTTTTGGTATAGGAGGAGTTGGT